CTAGCGCCGCCAGCACCGCCGCCAGAGTTCGTGGTGCCCCATCCGGTGCCACCTTGACCGCCGGTTGCCGTTCCGCCGTTAAGTACGCTCGCGTCCTTGGTTCCAGTCCCCGGCGTTGTGCGACCAACGCCTGCCGTCGCCAGTAGATACGGAAGGGCGCCGAATTGCGCCTTTGTGGCGTCGATAGTGCACGCGATAACTTGACCAGGCGTTACGTCAATTTCACCCCACGCGCACCCGCCGCCTGAACCGCCCGCGCCTGACGCACTAGCACCTCCCGCAGTTCCTGGCGCTCCGGGACCGATGGCATAGGCGCGAATTTTGTAGATTCCGGCCGGCACCGTAAAATTGCCTGTTGCCGTAATAAGTGATTTGTTTGTCCACTTCGGGCCGGCTTGCGCAACTGCGCCGACGGCATTAGTCACAAATTCAGTTGTCGCCAGATGCTTTGTTGAATCCCCGGCCGCTCGGGTTTGAGAACTGTGCAAATCGTAATCCACAATTCCCGCACCATCGCCGTAGAGCGTCGATGCCTTGCCTTGGAATACCGGCACGCCCGAACCGCCAATAGGCAAAACATTGACCGCAAAATTTCCGGTCGTGTTGTTGATTACGGTCCATCGTCCTAGTTTGGCAGGAACCGTAATTGTGGCGTCAGCAACAAGCGTACCCGTTACGGTAATAAATTGCGCCAATGCTTGAATTGCTGAAAGCGATGTATTTCCGCCGGTCGTATTGACGGTGATATTTGAAAAAGCGGGGCCGCCAAACGGAAGCCATTGAACGCCAATGCTTGACGGTGTTGCATTGAAGTCGACCGTATTGTTATTTACGGCGCTTACGTAGCTGGCGACCCCTGCGTTATCCTGAATTACCATACCAGCAGGGTAGCCGCCTATTGCCGTAACCAAAGCCGAATCAAATTGATATTGGCCGCCAGCGTTGACCCATAGCGTATGCGAGGTAATGTCGTACAGGATGCCGTTAAAATCCTTGCCTTCTGGTGGAATACCTCCCGCAGTAATCGGAAGCATGGTTGGCGGCGGAAAGCCGTCGGTAAATGACGCTTTGCCCGTACCCGTAGATGCCACAGGGATGGTATTTTTAGCGCCAGTATCCGCAAACGGCTTTTGAATATTTGTCGGTCGGCTGATTGTCATGGATAGCTCACGTAAAAAGTGCCCTGGTCGAATGGTTGCAAATGGATTGCTTCCTGAAAACCGAAGGTGTTTGGCACGTCGACTTGAAAGATATTAACCAGCACGCCAGCCGGGCGCGGGGCGACCCCGGTTGTCGTAAGTATCACATACTCAAACGGTTTAAGGAAGAACTCGAAAGTGAACGCCATTGTCATAGCGCCCGTGTCGCGCACATACGAACGGCCACGTGTGGAAAACAAATTTGTTAAAAGTTGATTTAATCCGGTCGCGGTGCAATTTGTGATGTTCGCCAACGCCTTTACCAGAATGACAAGGCGGTATTCATCGTCCGTCATGGAATAGACCCCGGAAGTGAACGAATACATTCCGGGGTTAGGCGTGTCCGCCGGAACGTTTATTTCTCGCTCTACGTCAACTATTCGCCCCCAAATATCCAGGCCGAACCCTTGCGCCGTTTCAACATTCCATACATACGAATAAAAATTATCGAAGTCGGCGCGGGGGTCAATGTACGTGTTCATGTTGCGGACCAATTGAGTAATGGTCGCGCTGTTTCCGTACTGGCTAATTATGGTTTCTTCGACTTTTATCATATCAAAGTGACCGAAATGTCAGCCGCGGATAAAGTTGGTTTTTGGTCAATCCCGACCGGAACTTGCGTCAATGTGGCCGTCGTGGTCCCTATTAGGATATCCAGCAGCGCCACATTTGGTGCACAGGTTGCCACCGCCCCATAGTATCGACTAGATAAAATAACGGACCCGATGCGCTCTCGAACCGTGCCGTCGGTGCCGTTGAATCTCGCAATAATGGCGTTTTTAACAAGTGTTGCGATATTCAACGGAAGCAGCGGGTCGTTGACCAGGCGTACCGCAAATTTTACCGCCAAAGCCGACGGTCGCTCAAACTTGACGGTATATGATGGCTGGGGGTAGCTGTACCCGCTCGCATCCGTGACCGTCACGGACGTGTTCCCGTTGTAGTCACAGCCGACGTCTTTCTTGCTCCAAATGGCCGCCGCAACGTCCGCGTCAAGACCTCCAACGGCGGCCACATAGACAGAATGTGCGCCGACCGGGTAGTTCGTGGGGCCAGTGTTGACCGTGGCGTTCGTGGGGTTGTCAATGACGTAGCAATCGAGCACGTCCGCGACGTCAAAAACGGCCGCATAAATTGCGTTCGGCGTGCTTCGCCCATTCAAGGCGACCGAATTCTTCCGGCGCAACTCAAAGTCGGTTCGGTTTTCTACGTCATGCCCCATCGTACCGTCGGCCGCGTTCGTGATGGTGTCCCATCCTGATATCGCTTGGTAGACCTGAATCAGCGTGCCCGCGGCGCACGGAATAGGGCCGGTCGCAACGTTCTGGAATTCCTGGTCGACCGTACCGCCCGCGCCGATGGCTGCTGCGCCCGTGCTGGCGTAGGTGTTGCCGCTGGTATCTTGGGCCAGGGTGCCGGCCGGAACAACCGTGCCCGGGGCGCCGCCAAGTGTGGCCGTGACCGACGTCGACGTGGCCGGCTTGCGGGTCAAAAAGTAAATGCGGCCGATGGCGTCTTGAAAGCGGCCGTCGGAATATTGCGGGTCGACCTGATTCACGATCAAGGCAACTTCGTTGTTTTTGTCCCCAATGACGGCGGTTTGACTGGAAGCCAATTGCCCTTGCGGCGTTTCAAGCGCCGGATTCAGGCCGCCGCCGAAGGCCGCGTCGATATCCGATTGAACGCCAGACAAAACGGCAATTTCCGTAGGCAAGACGACGCCGGCTGGGGTGAACTGAATCGTCGGAACGCTAGAACTGTACGGCATTGGCGGCCCCTGTTTCGTCAATAAATTGAATTTGTCCCGTAATCTCCCGGGAGTCAAACGCCCCAATTATACATTGCGCCGTAACGACGCCGGGAACTGTTAGTGCCGCTTTTTCGATGTAACCAATAAGTAACGTTAGCGGCGGAAGGTGCCCCAAAACGTCATCAAAGTAGGGTATTCCCTTTGGCGTGTTGTACCAAAGTTCGCCAAGGAACAGTCGGACAGCACTAGCGACGTCTTGCGCCAAGGCGTAGGGGGGCGCCGCGATGGCGATATTGCCGGCGCTGTCTATAATCAAATCCCATGCGGTTTGATCTAGCAAAAGAGTGTTGTATCGTGTCATTTATGGCGTCCCGTCAGGCGGGTTTATCGGATTGGAAATGTTCGTAACAAAGCCCCCTTGCTGCCAAGTCCTATGCTCCCACGTTACACCGCCGGTGTACTTCCATTGTTCGCCGAACCCCGCAACATCCCATGACCAAGCTGTCGTCGCATGAATCTGGAACTTGTCGGCAATTACAGTAACCAACGGGGCGTCGAGTTTTACAACATTCGGTGAACAAATTGTAATGCCGTCTTGGTTAAACTGCACATATTGGGTCGGCGTTCCATTAAGCATGCCGCCCAAGTAGAGCCCGTCGGCAAAGCTGTATTGTCGGAAGCTGCCGGGGTTCGCCTGCGCCTTCGTGGCCTTTACCTTCGTAATGTCCCTTGACGCGAACACGGCGACGCCAATGTCGCCCGGTTCCGGGTCAATGATAATTGCATTTTTCCCGCCTTGTAGCCTGAAATAAGGTACGTTAAAAATGGTAACGTGCGGGGTCGGGTTGCCGGCGGCGTCAAGCTGGTTCACCAGCGGCGTGACGTCAACAAAGCCCACGGGTTCCAGGCCGCCCGCGTTTGTGCATTTTTCGATTTTGACCAGCGTTGCGGTTTGCAATTTGCCTATGGCCTGTTGCACCATGAAAGCAATATTGTTGAACTCGCCCCAAGTGCTTGAGGGCTTTTGCTGGCCGGTCGGAATCTCTTTATCAGAAGCCATTATTTCACCTTGTCACGGCCGAGCCGTTTGCGTTGCCGCGAATAGTTGAATACCAGGCGCCGCCCGGCTTTTCACTTTCCAAGCGATGCGCAACCGACGTGACAATCCATTCCCCCGCGGCCTGTTGCACGTCCGTTTCCAATTTGACGGAGCCGCCGAAGGTAACGCCCGGATTGAACAAGGCTTGAAAATTGACGCCCACACCATCGAAGGTCGGATAGCCGATAAGCCCGGACGACGGCGAAATAACCGGAATCATCGCCTTGCGGGGCACGTTCGGGGGCGTGATCGCCAAAACCTTGTCGTCAAGGTACAGGTCGCAACCGGCGGCCCGCGCCAGGTCTTTGGCTTGCTCCAAGCCGGTATTGGGCAAATATAGGTCGGTCAGTTGCGTGGTGACGCCGTTGTTTTCAAACGTGTAGCCCAGGTCGGCCGCAATTTGCGCCATGACGCTGGGGGTATCAATCGGCCCCTTAAAACTCCGCGGCGGGATGGCCTTCAAGGCGTTGAAAAATGCCGCTTGCGCTTGAATGTGAAGGAACACGTCAGGCATGCCCTGATAATCAGCCCAGGCGTTGACGATGTTGCCGGCGAAAATCAGCGTTTCGGCGGTCCCGTCAATGGCGAAAACTTCGACCGTGTTCGGTATCCAAGTTTGCGGCTTCCATTGCAGCGTCGTAATGCTGTTCATGTCCGCTTGCTTCACGCCGTAAATTTTGGCCTTTAGCGTGCCCATCATCATGCCGCCGGCCTTGTCAATCTCAGCGATTGCCCGGAAGCCTTGAAGCGTGACGCGATCGTTATTGCTGGAACCGAACTTGCCAGTTCCCAGCGTAATGACGAAGCGCAACGCCTTTTTATTACTGAATGAGGGCATATTCTTCCGCCGTCAGGTAGACCAAAGAGAACCGGGAGCCCAAGCCGTCATAGCCGGGGTCGCGGTTGCCCTGAGTGTCGATAAAAAGCAAGTTTCCGATGAAGCCGGTATAGCCGCGGGAAACAAGCGGCGCAATGTCCCGCGCAATCGTCCCGGTGATGATTTCCACGTCGTCCGCCGAAATATCCACGAAGATGCCTTGCGGCTTTTGGTAAATATTGATTTGGCAATTCTGGCCGCCCAAAACGACCTTGCTCACTTGGGACGGGACCGGCTGTAATGGGACGGTCAGCATCAGAAGACCCCTTGCAAATATGATTTTGCCTTATCGGCCAGGGCCGGCAATTTGTTGGCAATGGCCTTGAGCGTCGACGTGTCCGGGGTCTTCGCCTGCACTTTGCCGTTATCCGTGGTTGGCGTGGCGCCGGCATCCTTCGGGGCGTCAACCTGGCCCTTGTTGGATTGGGTATATTGCGACGATACCTGGCGGATTTCCTTCAAGGTTATTTCCACGATCAGCAGGGTCGCGCCTTTGGAACTCCGGCGGCTGTAGTTGTAACGCTCAATGCTGTAGTCGATATAGGTAACTTCCGGCGTTACCACGCTGTAAAGGTCCGTCGATTTGACCGCCTTGTCGATGGCTTCCAAGAAGGTGCGGCGGTTGTTTTCGCTGCCCGTCAGGCAAAGCGTGACGATAGGCGACGCCGGCTGTTCGACCTTGTTGTAGCTGGCAAAGCTGCCTTGCTCAATCGGGAAGTCGCTTACCTTCGTTTCCTTGGAGTAGTCGACGGAATTGGTGGAAAGCGTAGAGCCCAGGCCCGCGGCGTCCAGTGCGTTGCCGACCAGCCCCGTGAATTTGGCCGGGTCGCCCAGCGGCTTGCCGGCGCTGTCAAAGATGCCCCAGCGGGTTTGCACTTGGAACACGCGCCATAGCATGCCCTGCACCATCCCCAGGCCGGCGCGAACCAATGGCGGAAACTTCGGGGACCGGGGCAACGCCGGGACGCCTGGCAACTTGGGAACGCTGGGAAATGGGATAAGCGGCATATCAGGTCAACCCGTAGTTTGCTTGTGAGGTAAAGAGGTAATCCAGGCTCTTGCCCATGTCCTTGGCGATACCGTCCGCGTCGTTGGCATTCGTGTAGACCTTGACCTCTCCAATATGGGTTTCCACGCTGTTGGAACCGCCTTGGGCGGGCGCTGGCGCGTTCGCTTGGGCAACCTGTGCCGCTCCCGCACCTTGGGCCGCCTGAGAAGCCCCAGGAACGCCGCCAAGGGCCGCCAGGGGGCCAGGCTGTGCGGAATACAGTTTGCCCGATTTCGGGGCCGCGGCGGGGGCTGGCGGGGGCGGGGGGACGCCTGCCGCTTCGCGTCGCTCGGCGTAGGTCTTCGGCGGTTCATTGGCGGCCACAGCAACCGGGGCCGCGGCGGGGGCGGTTTTGAGCATAGCGGCGGCAAGCTGGCCGCGTTTGGCGGCTTCGCCTTTCTTGTCCGCCGGGCGCTCATAATGCGTCGATACGGCCGCGGCGGCTTCTTCGGCGCTCTTGGTTTGGCGCAACTTGGCGCCCGCTCTGCTTTCCTTGCCTTCGGTCAATTCGTAGTGCATGAAGGCCATTTGTTCATCAAGGGTCGACCCCTGAATGTCCTTGCCAAACCGCTTTTTGAACTCGGCTTGCCGGTCAGGGTGCCATTGCGCGATGCCATAAGCCTTGCCGTTGTCCCCGACCGCGTTCGGGTCAAAGGACGATTCCCGCTTGATGTTGGCGGCCAGGCCGGCGGCTTGTTCTTTGGTCCACCCTTGGCGCTGGAAGAATTCCATTGCCTGGCGCTCTTGTTCAACGCCGCCGGCCTTTGCCTTGGAATTGACAGTGCCCGGTTTGTTCTGTTGCGCGGCTGGCGCTGGTGTGACGGGCGCCGGCTTCGGTTCCTCTTCGCCGTACTTCTTGCCGGTGCCGCTCATAAATTCGCCGGCCGCGAACTTGGCCCGCTTCCAATCGCGTTCAAACACGGCCGACAACACGTCCGCCGCCGCGATGGCGCGATAGACCATATCCCCCAGCAAGTCTTTTAGCCACTTGATGGCCTTGCCGGCGGCGGTAAATCCGGGTTCCCACTTGCTCCAATCAATGAAGCTGTCGCCGCCCCGCTTCCATGTCTGGTAATCCTGCCACAGTGCCGCGATTGCGGCGGCCAGCGCCAGCACGGCGACGACCGTCAGGTTAATTGGAACCGTGGCCGCCGCGATGGCGCCCAGGCCGACGGCAATGATGGTCAGGAAGGCGTTGACGAATTCTTTGTTTTCGCGCATCCAGGCACCAAAGTCCTTCATCATGGAAAAGAGCCCTTCCAGCGCCGGCATTGCGGCCGACAAGAGTTCGCGCCCGAAGGCTTCAAAACTCTGTTTGCTTTCGGTCATCGCCAGTTTTAGGCGGCTGGATTCTTCGGCCTGTTGCTTCGTGACGGCGCCATATTCCTTTTGCCGGGCGACCATCAATTCGACTTCTTTACGCCCCTTGAGCAAGAGATTCATTGTCCCCTGGTCAATCCCCATCATCCGGCCCATATTGTTGGCCGTGGTGCGGTCCATGCGCGAGAAGCGGTCGGCCAGGTCCAGCAGGATGTCGTTGCCAGAACGCGCCTTGCCGCTGGCGTCCGCAATGGAAACGCCAAGGGCTGAGAAATAGGGGATAAGCTGGGATTGGCCCGTAAGCTGCAATTCAGTTTGCGACTTACTGAGCATGTCCAAAGTGCCTTGCAAGCCTTCGGCGGACCCGCCGGCCAGTTCCGCGGAGTTAGACCAGGCGGAAACGGTCGACACGCCTTCTTGCAAATTCTTGGAAAGCCGGTCGAGTGCGGCGCTTGATTCGACGGTTTGTTCAATGAACCGCTTTACGGCCATTGTGCCGCCGATAAGGGCCAGGAACTTGGCGGCGCTGGCGGCCACATTACCGAAGCCGTCCGCGCCGTCCTTGCCCGATTTCTTGAACTTGGCGCCGGTCTTGTCCGCTTCGTTGCCGGTATCCTTGAGGCCCTTGTCGACCTTACGCTTCCCGGCGTCGAACTCCGAAGAGTCCAAACCAAGTTTTACCAGCAAGCTGTCGATGATTGTTGCCATGTGGATTATTCCCGGTTCGCCAAGTTTCTATTGTAATCGTCTATCGTTATGACCTCCAACATATCATAGACGTCGCGCACTCCATACACGGTATCCAGTTCATG